CGACATTCTCCCTGACCTTTCCGTGGCACGCAGATTTTATGGTGTCATTGCTAGATTGGTCCTTAACATCGCTCCCTCAGCTGTATACATTGACTCTGTCTTGCTCGGTACTGTCTTAGCAGGTCTAACTGTTGGTTCACAGGCGGCTAAGATTGTGCTCAATCATTTGACCCGTTTCAACTCGCACAGAAAGAGAGACGTTGAACGATCATTGTTGGGTATAAAACTTTGCAAGACGTTGGTGGAAACTAGGAATTTCTTTTTGGAAAATGGCATGGTTATGATACCTGTAAGAAGCATTTATAAGTTTGACAAGTTTGCCGATGAAGTCATGGATGTTAGTGAAACCCCAATACCCAGTGTCGTACTTGAGTCACACCCCTTTGTTGCCAAGGAGGTCCTTGAGAATGATATTGCATGCAATGCTAGGGAGGACATTACTATTCCAGATGCCACTCGAACGCAGATTGGCTGTTTTCAAGAAGATTATGCTGTAGCTACAACAGCAATGTATGAACATATTGATGATATATGTGCTGGTAAAAATAGTAGCCTTGAAGTTGAATTTGTTGTTTTAAGTGAGCTGTCCCGTGGTGGAGGAGGTGCCCAAAAGAAAAAGAAGCGCAGCCAGACTAAGGTTTGGGTGAAGAAACAAACCCCTATTGTGGACTGTGGGTTTGTCTTCCCTAAATATGGTCCTGGTGGTGTTATTGACCTCGGAACCTACTTCAACAAGGAGTCTGATATGTGCGGTGTTGCATGTTTATACAATGCATTCACCACAGCTTACCCTAAAACAAAGTGTGATCATGAACAATTCATCACGCTTATAAACGAATTAGCAGGCATGTTTGGTCATGAACTTGGTAGCCTTAAAAACATTGATTGTAAGAGAATATCACTTATTGGATCTTTACTCTACATTCCTGTCAATTGTTGGTTGGTTACTACGGTAGATGGCAAACATACCTATACTCAAACTCAAAGGGCGAATTACCCAATTAACAAGAAGTTTAAATTTAATCCTACTGTTAATATCATTAATGCGAATCATCATTGGATGTTGGCTGACTATAAGATAAGTGGTGAGACATTACAATCAGATGAACATCGATTTATTTTGAACTTACCTACTATCCGTGGTTGGGCTGCAGCTCATGATCCAGATGTGAATAGTGGATCAATTGTTCCTAGGATTAAGAAGCTCTCAGATTCTACTATTGCTTTTATCCACCAAGTTTACTATGGCGTAGACCGTGCATACTATTATTCTTATTTGAACAACGATATCAATTGGGCGATGAGGCTCCCACCATCCGAATTCCTTGCAACTGAAGATTTCATATTCAATGAAATGATAGCTCAGTCAACTCTTTTGATCGAGTCTAGGGAAATTGGTACTTGGGGCATGTATAGCCAAATAGCATATAACGAGCAACAGCGACTCGTGTTGAATGAATTGGATGATGGATCATACACGTTGCATGTTAACAATTTAGTTTCTCACCCAGATACGGAGGTCACTGAACAGCAAGTCACTGATTGGGTTAAAGGTGCGGTTCCTGAGGAGAAGACTACAGCAACTGCCAGCGTAGTCACACCTACCAGTCAAGATGTGCAGCCTGCAAAGCAATCACACGTTCCTACGGTAATCTTGCGCAATGTTAACGATAATGAAGTCACCGTTGATGATGTCATTGCTCCACTCACTGAGATCAAGTATGATCAGGGTGAATTGGTTTCAATGGTGGACCTCAGGCATTTCTACGCCAACTTGCAGCGACAATTTCATGACAATAAGTCTCACCATGCGAGAAGGACTCGGTCTCTAATTCTTGATGGTGTTGTCAACGCAAACGGGATACCCTCCTCAATTAAACGTGAGGCTCCTGTGAACCACAAACCCGCTTATTCAAAGATGATTAACGACGTTGGTTATGCTGCTTTGATTTTCCACTTTCATCGCGTTATCTGGATCGAAACAGTTACTGCAATGATCAAAGCAACACCACACATGAAAACTCGCAGAATTGCACTATTAACCTCAGCACTAAACATCTCTAAGGTACCTTCAAAATTTGTTCGATTTTTGATTTGTGATAATAGTACAAATCCGGTGTTTAATTTCAAACTTTCGTATCTCTCAGACAACGCTTCTGATCTGCCAATTCGTATTGCTGATTTGAACGGTGTAATTTACAGTGATATTTTGAGGGATATTAAATGTGTCAAATCAAGCGGTCGGTGTATCTCATCTTTAACAAGCAATCCAGCTTTCTTCTATGCCATAAAATCCTTAGGATGCGGAGAAAAATATGCTGGACATCTCCATAAAAAGAGTCTTCATGGAGATAGTAGGAGATTAGTATTTGCGAAAGACGAGGATAAGTTAGTCGCATATCCTCTTAAAACAATTAAATTTACAGTGGATCGTAGCGTGATAAGTGAAAGACTCGCCAAAATGATCTATGGCTTTGAAAATGATGATATGGTGAATGATTCTTTCGCCCAAATATCGTTACCCAAGGCTCTCGAAAACAATGTTAATCCGGTTTATGACACATGTAGGAATAAGATCTTAAGTCCTTATGTCGCCCACAAAGAAGTAGCAGAGCAAGAGAGAGTTAAGGAGATTATCTGGGCCATTGATGATATAACAGACTTCACTCCTTTGCGCAATATTTTAACTTGTTTTAGACCTAACCAAAAGAAATCAACCTACACAACACCCAAAAAGGTAACAACCCCTGTGACACCGTGCAAGAACATTCACCACATGAATGACAAAGACATGAAGGACACTGAACTGCATACAACGACCATTACAAGTGTCATACCTTCAACTAATCCAATTGTACACAGTTCATTATGGAGCAAATTCAAGAGAGTGTGTGCTTACTCTTCAGGTGTACTCAAATGTATCTCCATTCCTTTGTGCTTTGTATCCCCTTGTTTTGGGGCTGGTTTATGTGCTACATCGTTGTGCTGCGATGGAGCCCTTGTCACAACTCAAGCCGCTCATGAAAGTCTAATTGAAAAGCAATTCACCACCCGCAGTGAAGAAGTGCTATTTGATATGACCTTAATCCGCAACATGCCACGATGGAACAACTACAATTCATTGGATCAAACCCGTAGTATTTCTGTCATTCCTTCTTATGTTGAAGTCAATTCTGCGTTCGTTGCATATCCGCAAATTGACCTCATGAAGGATGGTAAAGAATATTCTTTGATTGAGGGGTCAAAGAAATTCGCTTTAGCACATTTCAACCATCGTCATTTGGAATCAAAGGCATTCACTGCTACAAATGTGCGTGCTATTGAAGATGGTAAGAAACTGACTCACCTTACAGGTGCTCAATGACCTGTAGTGAGAGAATGCAATACGGGTATCGAACGGATGAGTTCCAAGCCTACGATCGATTATCCCGTTTAACTAAAATTAGGCTTAGTGATGTGTCGATTCATTTCAAGAATCCTCACAAGAAAATGAAATTCCACTCAGAATTCAGATCTCCTGTTGCAGCGAGCTTACCATTGTGGCTTGAAGGCGTGACTGGTTTGAAGGCAGATGATAGTGATATTGCATCAATTGTAGATGGTATTAAGCATAGAGTTGGAGGAATCACCCCATCGGTCAGGACAAAGACTTTGAAGGAATTCAAAGTCTTTGTCAAGGCGATGTTGGAGAACCTGTTCCAACACCTTGACTCACATACTGATGTTACTTTTGATACATATCTCGAGCATGTTGACCTACCAGAAGCGAGGAAAGAGCAATTGCGTACAGCGAACGAGTCTCTCAAAGACACGATGAGAGAGATAAGAGATCTCAAATCCTTCATAAAGGAGGAACATTACTGGGAACCCAAAGCGTTTCGAACAATCAACTCTCGCTCTGATGAATACAAGACGTTAGTTGGTCCATGGATTCACGCAGTAGAGAAGGAGGTGTTTAAAATGCCTTGGTTTATCAAGACCGTACCCGTTGCAGACAGAGCTCAGACTGTTCTGTCTGCTCTTGATAAAGCAGGGCGTGTTTTTATGTCGACTGATTTCACTGCATATGAATCTTCTTTCCGAAAGGAAGTCATGGATGCATGCGAATTCCAGTTCTTTGAACATATGACGAAGAACATTCCGGATGCAGCATCATTTTTGGAACACTATAAAGAAATAGCACTTAACAACAAATTGAAATTTGATTCATTAGTTGCAACCATTGTTGCAAAGAGGATGTCAGGTGAGATGTCAACATCAATCGCAAACGGATTTACGAATCTTATGCTGATTTTGTTTACGGCATTCAAACAGGGCATTCCTTTTGATCAGATTGATCTCTTTGTCGAGGGTGATGATTCAATTATTTCGTGCGTCAGGAAGTTGACCACTTACTATTTTGAAGCACTGGGATTTTCAGTTAAGATGGAAGTGCATTCAGATATACGAAATGCATCTTTCTGTGGTTTGATATTTAGTGAACCAGGTCACATAATCCGTGACCCTCGTCCTGTCTTAGCTAAGTTCGGATGGGCTATGAGGCGTTATGTAAACGCTGGCTATGACACTAAGTTGGCTTTGTTGAGGTCGAAAGCAATCTCTTTGGCATGTGAATACCCTAATTGTCCCGTCTTAGCACCCTTTGCACACCGTGTAATGGAACTTACCAAATTGGCTAAGTTTAGCAAGATGAAAAAGATAGCAGAAAATGCTGACAATTACACACGTAGATCCATGTTGAATAACATTGTTAGTAAGCCATGGCAGAAAAAGCCAAATATTTTACCAACCACAAGAGTTCTGATGGAGAAGCTATATGGCATAGATGTTGAATTACAATACATCTGGGAGGATGTGTTATCAAATGTTGGTTTCGGCCCATTCACTTTACCTGGAATGGAGACATTTTTCGACCGCGATTGGACTCAGAATTGGGAACAATACGTGCGAGATTATAACCACAACTTTCCCGCCATTAAAAGAAATATGAGACGTCCTGATGCTAACACATCATATTTGCCTGACAATCCCGTTTCAGATTGCAGGAAGGCTGATCTTGGCCGCGTTGTTAGCCCGCCTGGACTACGTCACAGTCCCCGGATGCCCCGTCCGTG